ATGACTGATTTAAAGAAAAGAAAAATTAGAAAAGCAATTGCTCGTCGCACAAAGGCAGTAGAAAAATATCAAGTTGATAACGCTTGGAGAAATATTTTGTGAAAGCTGGAATAATAAAATAACAGTACTGGAGGGATAGAAAATGAATGGTAAACAGTTTTTCGGAATGTATTGGGCTCTTTACTTAATCATCATGTTTGTGACCTTTAGTAATGCGAAAAGCTTCATACAAGCTGGAATCATTTTGGTACTTGTAATTTTGATTTCGGAAGTTGATCATAAATATGGATTTTATAAGGGAAGCAAGAAAGCTAAAAGCAATCAAATATAGTCCGGCTAGAAAACTAGAGGACACCAATTCATTAAGGCAGCCATTAAAGCTGCTTTAGGAATAGGTGTCCTTTTTATTTTGAAAAGGGAGATGGGGAAATGAAGGGGTTAAAGGATCAGTTACGTGAATGGAAAAAGCAATCGAATCAAGCAAAGAAGAAAAGAAGAAAAAACGAAAAGAGAAATTAAGTACTCGTGACATTGAAGATTTAATGGGGATGCATAGACCTTGTTATGAACGTAGACGTGGAGCAATAAGACAAAAGTAATTTAAAAATAAAAAGGAGTGGTCTTACATGACTAAACAATTATCTTTCTTACCAAAAATCGATAGAACAGCGACACAAGAGGAATTAGAAGGCGTCTTGGAAAGTGTACGTATACATAGACAATTTGGGATGATGCGTAAAGAAATGAAAGTCACTCCTTCTTATGAAGTACGTGAGCATGGTCCTACACATACAGTTGGGAAACCATTAGAAGATGTTGCTATAGCAAATATTCAACAAAGTAAACGAGAAGAGTGGCTTGAAAGAATGTCAGTACGTATTGATCAGTTTCTAAATCGATTAGGAAACGGACGTGCAGGAAGTATACAAAGAGATATTATTTATAAACGGTATTTAGAAGAAGAGGACGTATGTGATTACATGGTTTATAACGAAATAGGGATGTCAGAGCGTACTTATCGACGTTGGAAGTCTAAAGCGTTTTATAAACTTGCTTTTGCGCTTGGATTAGAAGTTTACGAGACAGAAGAGACTGGAGGTAAAGAATAATGAATTTTGTTCAGCCAATACGTGATCCAGAAGAAATACAGCAGCTAAAAGATTATTTTAAAGAAAAGAGCTTACGTAATTACATTCTCTTCATTATGGGCATTAATACAGGTCTTAGAATCTCGGATATTTTGAAACTGAAGGTAGGAGATGTCAAGGGCAGTCATATATCTATGAGAGAAAAGAAAACAGGGAAACAGAAACGAATACAAATTACTGCAGCACTGAAAAGAGAACTGAAATGGTTTATTGAAGAAAGGGAAGACAATGAGTATTTATTGCAAAGCAGACAAGGTAAGAATCGTCCTATTGGTCGTAGCATGGCATATAAGATATTAAGCGGAGCAGCGTCAGAGTTCGGGTTGGATGAAATAGGAACACATACGTTAAGAAAAACATACGGGTATCACATGTACATGCAAACAAAAAACATAGCATTACTCATGGAGATATTTAATCACTCGTCAGAGAAGGTCACGTTACGTTATATAGGTGTAAATCAAGATGCAATGGATAAAGCAATGACTAGGTTTAAAATCTAAGCATTGCTTATTTCTTTTAAATCTAGGGGTATCGTAGTATTTTTGAAAAAACACGTTAAAAGTATGCAAGGTTTTATACAGTTTTTTGGCTAATCCAGTAACAAACAATAACCCTAAAATCGCGCTAGGATAGGAATGTATAAAAAATGCATAGATCCATAGAACAAAATAGAAGGTTCCTTTCTGTCGATAATGAGACGTTATGTTAATTAGGTTTGGATATTGTATACATCGTCTTTTCTTCAACTAAGAGTGCAGATTCATACAATAGGAATTATTTTTAAAATTATAAAATAAGAAAAAGTGAACCTATATTAATACTGATAGAGCTATGTTATTATCAAAATAAGGGTTTTACCCTTATTCCCTTTTATAGGAGAGTGTTTAACATGATTATCAAGTTCATTCGTTTACGTTAATTTTAAACACAATTCGTTATGCCTAACTATTTTTTAAAAAATATGTGGGTTTATTTGATTGTGTCTTTTTTATTAACTAAATACGAATGAAATGAGGAGTTAATCATGACTGAAAAGATTATTAAAATTAATGAAATTGATATATGTACAGAGAGCTTTGGCGATTCAGCAGATCCAGCAGTCTTACTGATTATGGGAGCCATGTGTTCAATGGTTTATTGGGATGAGGAATTTTGTCAACAATTAGCTGATACCGGCCGATATGTTATTCGTTATGATAATAGAGATGTCGGACGGTCAACTACTTATAAACCGGGGAGTTCCCACTATACTGTGGTAGATATGGCTGATGATGCGATTGGAGTACTTGATGCATATCATATTGACGAAGCACATATTGTTGGAATGTCATTGGGTGGAATGATTGCTCAAATTGTAGCCTTAAGGAACCCTCAGAGAGTTCTAAGTATAACTTTGATTGCATCAGGTATTTTTGGTTCTGAAGACAACAACAGGAATTTACCTCCGATCGATGAGAAGATACTCGCTTACCATGCTAATGCGGCCAAACTAAATTGGTCAGATGAAGAATCTGTTGCAAATTACTTGGTTGCAGGATCAGATTTACTCTGTGGTTCAAATCATAAATTCGATGAGAAGAGGGTTTATAAGCAGGTAGAAAAAGAAATAAAACGAGCAAATAACCTACTCAGTATGTTTAATCACTCCCTTCTTAAAGGTGATGATTCTTATGAAGGGAAGTTAAAAGGAATCAATATACCTACTTTGGTTATCCATGGTACAGAGGATATAGTGCTTCCATACGAGCATGGTCTTGCTCTTGTTGATGAAATTCCCCATGCTTTGTTACTAACCCTAGAAGGGGCGGGTCACGAGATTCACTGTGACGATTGGAATCATATAATCAACGCTATTTCGAATCATACTTCAGTCCTATAATCATTATAGGAGCCGTATAAAACAAAAAAGATTTGGAAAAAGGGTTACAATCGAATCTGTAACCCTTTTTTCTATTAAAAATCATTTTTGGAACTGTTACTCAGTTAAAAATTATTAATGCTCAGTGATTGATATTTCCTTCCTATAAGAGGAAAGTATGAAAGAATAGAATTTAATTGAATATGTTTTCTATTACCCGTTTCAAGCTTTTCCCCATACCTTTTACTGCCCATACTAGTTTAAGGAACACTTTAAAGATAGCATCCCATACGTGTTCATTAATAAAAATTCGTATACTTTCTTTAACCACTCTTTCGGGGATTTACTCTTACGTTTAAACCTTTGCCAATGCGTTTCTTCACTAGTTTTCATAACTACCCCTTCTTTCTTAATCGAATATGCTTTCTATTAGAAGTTTTAACACCTCGCTATAATGATGAAAAGAACGAGGTTTATCATATCTGGCAATTTAATCACTCCTAATTTTAAATTAAATTCATTATATAACGATTTCTAAATTTTAAGTTAATTACCGGTGAGAATTAAGCAAAATTTAAACAAAAACACCTATATTAGGTTTTAGTTACAGGTTTTCCCCCTATAAAATCAACTATTTGCGCCACCAACTATGGGGTACGCGAATTACTTTGATATTATCTTTGAACGAACAAAATAACTCCTTTCGAAAAACAAATGAACTGATATTAATCAACTTCCAATAACGAGAATTATGTAAATAAGCTGTCCACATGGGCAGCTTATTTTATTTTTGTCTTAGCTTGTTTTTCAAAATATTAGTGGTATCTCAATACGGTTACTCATAATTTCGTACTGTGTAACTCAAAAGAGAAAGTGAAATGAAATCAATGATACCAAGGGATTAAGCAAAGGGTTCAGTTACACACAATATAAGATATGGGTAACTAATATGATATAATAAACAAAATTACATTAATATATAATGAGGTGCAAATAATGGGATATAAAATTAAAGAATGGGAAGATCGTTATCGCCATAGAACGGATATAAGTAGTTACTTAGTCCATCTAACTAAAGGGAAATTTGATAATCGTGGAAAACGATTAAAAAGTGCTCAACGTGTTTTGCAAGAAATTTTAGAATCGAAAACATTGAAAGGAAGTACGACTAAATCAGGATATATTAATGGCCCTAATTCAGCAGTATGTTTTCAAGATATGCCTTTGAGTGGTGTATGTCAGAATACTTTATTCGAACAACTACGTAATCAAGAGGAAGCGCAAAGAAGATATGTTCCAATTGGAATAGCTTTCCCAAAGCATTATGTTTATCAAAAAGGTGGTAGACCTGTACTATATGAAAAGAAAGAAATTGCAAAAAAAATTCTACCTCAAGAAGAGTGGTGGAGAATAGTAAACTTTGATTTAGATGATGAAGAGAATATCATAGATTGGACTCATGAAAGAGAATGGAGAACAAAAGGTGATTTTGAATTTGATTTAAAAGAAGCCACAATTTTATTAGTAAATCATAACGCATATGAGAGTTTTATGAATTCCACTAAAGAAGATATATTAAAACAGCTTGGTGGTGTTGTAGTGTTACGTTCAGTTTTATATTAAAGAGAGTGGCAGAGTCGTGACCGATTTTTGGCAGGAAATGTGCCGGTTGTTTTGGAATCTACGTGATATATTTGTATTGTGAGAAGTGGCGGAAAACACAACTTACTATGTTGTTTCTAAATTTCTAAACGGTTCATAATGACGCACATAAAATCCGAAACCAGCAGATGGTAATGATTGAATGATACTGTCATTAGGGAGAGCTTTTGCTCTTCTTCCAGTTACTTAATATTGTTGATGCGTATCAGCAGTTCATCATTAGGTGATTGGAATAAGAATAAAACTTCACGTACCGTAATTAAAGTATAAATTAATAACCAATTTCAAAGCATCCATACGGGTGCTTTTTATTTTGGATTAAGAGGTGATGTAATGGAATGGTTAGATTTCTTGATCGGTTTTTGTGTAGGCTCTTTATTCGGAATTGTATTCTGTTCTTGGTTAGAGAAGAGGCGAGAACGGGAAATTAATTTTGAAATTGAACTATCATTGCGAAAGGAAATGGAACAATTGAAAGCAATGAAAGATAAGGGGTGAGATGATGCAACCTCTAACGATACAAGAGATTAATAAACTATATGAGCAAGATAAGATTATCAAGTTCTATAAGCATTCTTATTGGAGAAGGAACATTAGGATTAAGGCGTTAGAGAGAGGCAACAGTGAGTGTCAGGAGTGCAAGCGCAAAGGTAAGTACAGCAAAGGTAGGAATGTCCATCACATCAAAGAGTTACGTGACAGACCAGATTTAGCGTACGTATTAAGCAACCTAGAAACGCTATGCATTCGCTGCCATAACAAAGAACATGGCAAAGAGAAAAACATAGTGAAGAAGCGTTGCACGATAGTAGATGAAGAGAGGTGGTAAGTGTGGACAGCCTAATGATACAAGGTAACATATATGACTTGCAATTCATCAAGACATTAATGAAAGACGGAACAGATGATGAACGTGCTTTAGATATATTTAAACAGTTTCAGCGTGACATCTACACAACATACAAACTGATACGTCACATATGTAATCCAAGAGCATGTGAGAAGATTACACTTGAAACTGTAAAGAAAAGTCTACGTGAACATTGGTTAGAACATTATCTAAATATGACTTTAACAGAAGCTCATATTATTATTGAATATGCTGAGCTATTCTTTGGTTTAGCTATTAAATGATTAACTTACTTATAAACATTCTTCTAATAGCTTTAATGATTTGCAATGTAAATATCATTGTTATCGATAAGATAAATAAGAAGTTAGATAAAGAATTAAATTAAAATAAATTTCCTAAGACACCCCCGGGTAAAATATAGAAACAATTTTGCTGGGGGACCGAGCAACGCGAGGGGGGATTTCTCTTTTTATTTTCGCGTTACGCGCGTGGGAATAGAAAAAAAGGCAAAAAAAATACCATCCCTTCTCTGGGATGATTAAAATTTTCGATATGTATTTGTAATCAGTGGACCGTCGCCACTGTTTCCTTCTAAGTAAAACTATACATGATTATTCTCGTCTTTACAAGTGTCATTTTTAAAATTAATCTTCGAAAAAATCCAATGAAAAAGCGGGGTGGTGATATTGTGAGCGGAAAACAAAGTAAATATAAATTAGCGTTCAAAGATTTCTTAGAAGGTGTTAAATACAAGGATATCGCGGATAAATATGGCGTATCTGTTAGCACTGTCAAATCATGGCGCAGCCGTTATTGGGAAGACATGATAAATGAAAAAGGTCTAAAAAATGTTTCGGAAAAGGTTGCAAAACTTCAAAAAAACAGAGAAAAAACGCTTAGAAATAAAATAAGAGATGATTTATATGAACAACTCGGCACGAACGGTATCATACACGCTCATTTTATGGATTTAGTAGAAGATTATATGTCATTTTGGGATATAAAAAACAGATTGATAGCTGATGTAAAGATCGCGGTGTATCTGTACTAGGCGCTAATGGATTTATGAAAAAAAACGATAGCATTAACGAGTTGAATAAAACTAACACGCAAATGTTAAAGATTCTTAATGAGTTAGGACTTAAGGCGGTATGTGAGGATGATGACGATGATGCAGAAGTCTAATCTTCCTTATAAATATCATCCTTTCATTAGTGAGTACATGCATGCTGTGGAAAGCGGATCTATCCGTTCTTGTAATGAACAAAAACAATTAATGACCTTAGTTCGAAAAACTTTAGATGATCCAAATGTTTATGTTGATGTTCAAGCTATTGAGGATAGTGTTAATATCCCAGCTAAATATTTTCCATTCGAATTATTCGCATGGCAACGTTTTGTTAACGCTTGTGTGTTCGGCGTTCGTTATAAGGACACCAATCGTCTTGTTTGGAATCAAATATTAATACTGATGGGACGTGGCGGTGGTAAAAACGGATATGCCGGATATTTAAACTTCTATATGCTATCTAAACAGTTTGGTATAGATAGATATCACATTGAATGGATCGCGACATCTGAAGAACAAGCAAAAACTACATTCGATGACGTGAAGGAAGTAATAGAAAATCCTGCAAATAAGGTTTTAAAGAAATCGTTTAGTGCTACAAAGGTACTAATTAAACATAAAACAAACAAATCTCACATGAAATTCAATACTTCTAATGCTAGAACGAAAGATGGACGACGTCCTGGATCAGTTTGGTTCGATGAAATTCATGAATATGAAGATTATAAGTCGATTAAAGTATTCCGTTCAGCCTTGGGTAAAGTTAAAGATGGACGAACTTTCTATTTAACAACGGATGGATATGTCCGAGGTGGTATGTAATGTTTGAAATTACTGTAATGATTGGAATTGTGGTTGGTCTTTCGCAGATCGTAAAAATAATTGGATTACAAACAAAATATGTTCCGTTATTGAATTTAACGCTTGGCATTGTGCTAGGCGTTTTATTTTTGGGCGGAGATATCAAAACAAATGTATTTCAAGGAATCATCATTGGACTGTCAGCAAGTGGATTATTTGACCACACAAAAATTATAAAAAGGATGTTGATGCTAAATGAAAAAGACAATGAAACATATTACCTCGTTCCTTATGATTCTAGTACTTGCTGTTTCTTTTGCTGA